GGAGGTCGCGACCCTCACAATCTGCCGCACCCTAGGAACCCTAGGAATCCGACCCTCGCGCGGCGAGGTCGGAACCCTAGGGAACCTAGGGTCGCGGTCGGCGCGAGGGTAAAAGAATCGTTGCCGGCGCAACGATCGCTGTTGGTAACGCGGCGGAAGGGCCACACAGGGGTCAAAAATGGAAGTGGTACGTTTCCTAGGACCCCTAGGAATCCGAGGTCGGCCAGGATTGCCCTCGTGGGTCCCGGTGGGAGGGGGTGGGGCCGGAAAACGTCGCGAGGGGTCCTAGGGGCGGTGATTTGTTGCGCCGGAGGCCCGGATTCCGACGATTCCTTGCGCCGTTTCATGTTGTGAAACTTGAAACAGACCTCGGGGTCCTAGGGATGCTGGGAGGCCGTCGCCGGAGGCTGGGTTCCTAGGGACGCTAGACTGTCCTCATGGCGTTCGCGTTCCTACATCCGCTAATCAACCCGCCCGTCAGCGTGGCCGGGATCGACATTACGTCGCGTGCGGTCGAGGGAACCGAGGCGGAGCTCGACCTGCTCGCAGCGGCCGGGGTCGTGAGCCGCAACGGCTGCGACTTCGTCGTCACCCCGAGCGGCATGACCGACCTCGAAGTCTACGATCCGTTCTGGCCGCCGAGGGACCCGACCGACCGAATGGATGTTCTCGGGTGGCCCAAGTGGATCAACTACGCCTACGGGATGAAGCCGATCGGAGCCGAGCCGCGCTTCGAGACCAACCGTCCCCTCGACGCTACGGTGACTTGGTGGCTCGGGACTTCCTGGCCGTACGTTCGCGGGTCGAGCGCCGGCAAGTTCGCGATGCACGCCGAACCCGGAGAGTGGTACTACTTCCGGGCCGACATGTACATCGATGCGCCGACTGTTGCCCAAGTCGATTCGATCAACCTCAACACGAACTTCTATGGCGACCCCGAGGACGGAGATTCGTGGCTCGGCCACATGAACGGTGACCCCTCCAACGAACCCTTCGAGCTCGTCGCCGGACACCAGCGCCTCGAATGTTGGCGACAGGCGATCGCCGCCTCGGACGGAATCGATTTCTATGTCAACCTCGTCAACTCGACCGGCTCAACCTACACGCCGACCGCCGTGATCCACAAGCCCGTCGTCGCGTGGGCGTCGGCCGACAACGTCGTGCCGCGAATCCTATGAGCATCCTCAAGCCCAAGCACAACATCTCCGCTGCCGGTGAGTGGATCGACTGGAAGCGCATCTCCGAGTGGGAGGCGATCGAGCGCGCCAACGAGCGTTACCTCGCCGAGCAGGTTCCGATCTTCGTCACCCGCAAGCGCAAGGCGAGCCTGATCTTGGTCTACCGGATCGGCCTCGACCCGCGCTTCGACGGCCGGACCCCGAACGCGACGACGCCGGGGCCGCTCGCGCCGATCTTCGTGGACGGGTTCGACTTCCGCGAGCTCGATACCGGCGAACTGAGGAAGGAGTAGCCATGTGTGTCAGTTAGGTAACTAACGAAGGAGGCACACATGCACCACAAGCGAAACCGTCGTGGCTCGCGCGCCTGCAAGCGCGAGGTCCGGCGAATCGGACGCAAGCGCGAGCGTCTCGCCGCCGAGCAGGCGATGCGGGGCGGCAGCGCCCGGATCATTTGGGGCGGATGGGGCCACCGGCCCGACCACCCGCCGATCGTTGACAACGACGACACGCTCTGCTAGAGTCCAAGGACGCTCCCGGGAGATTCAAACTCTTCCCGGGAGCTCCGGGTCGCCAAGGCGGCGTCTCTCCCTCAAGGCCAAAGTGCAGGGGAGGACGGCGAGTTCGAATCTCGCGCGATCCATCGGGGAGGACAGGCTTTCGACGCTGTCACGGCGGACCTCGGTTCGATTCCGAGCCTCTCCATGCAGCGCATCCGGGTTGTCGCGGCGCGAAAGCGTCGAGGAAAGTCCGGGCATCCCGTGGCCGTCTACCACGCGGACCGTTGGAGGGAGGCTTTACGGCCGGTTGAACCTCGCCGGCACCGAAGGGATGCGATCCCAAGTGTATCGGCCGGACGGGGCTGATCTGGTGGGAGCGCCGGTAGCGAGTAATCGCCCGGGACGGGTACCGCCTGCCGCCCGTCAGAAAGATGGCAACCTGAAAACCAGGACCCGGCTTACAGGGTGCGCTGCAACTGTCTCGGATGTGTGATACAGTTCTACGTCCTCGCTGGTTACGGGCTTGCCCCTCTGACCGGCACCACCGGGCGGCCCGTGTCAAAGCGTGTCGCCTGGCCATGGGGCCTTAGCTCAGTAGGGAGAGCGTCGCACTTGCAATGCGAAGGTCAAGGGTTCGATTCCCTTAGGCTCCACTCCGGTCCGCTAGCTCAGCAGGGAGAGCAGCGCCTTTACACGGCGAAGGTCGTAGGTTCGATTCCTACGCGGACCACTCCGGACGATTAGCTCAGTAGGGAGAGCGCCACGGTGACAACGTGGAAGTCGCTGGTTCGAGTCCAGCATTGTCCACTCCGCGTGTGTAGCTCAGTTGGTTAGAGCGACTGCTTGCCAAGTAGTAGGTCACGAGTTCGAATCTCGTCACGCGCTCTCATGGTAGATTAGCTCAGTTGGTTAGAGCGCCGATCTGATAAGTCGGAGGTCCGAGGTTCAAGTCCTCGATTTACCACTTCTCCACCGAAGCATTGATGGCGATGCACTTGGCTCTTAACCTTGTGAATCGGGTTCGACTCCCGGCGGTGGGATCAAGCGTGTGTGGTGTAGCGGTAACACACCAGCCTTCCAAGCTGGTTTCGCGGGTTCGAGTCCCGCCATGCGCTCTCCATCGCTCGGCGCTGGCCGAGTCGAGTCGCTTAACGCTGCGGGCTAGGAACTCCGTGGCGCGGGATCACGTTGCGACACGGTGAGTAGACACGATCCGGTGAGAGGCCGGCACTTGGCGACTTAGCTCAGCCGGTAGAGCGGCTCCCTGAAAAGGAGCGCGTCGTGGGTTCGATTCCCACAGTTGCCACTCGCCGATGTAGCTCAGTTGGTAGAGCTCTGCTTTCGTAAAGCAGCGGTCAAGGGTTCGAGTCCCTTCGTCGGCTTCGCCTCGCGTTCAGGAGAAAGCATCGCCCTTTGTACGGCCGATGGATGGGTTCGAGTCCCATGTGAGGCTTCGCTGGATTAGCTCAGTGGTAGAGTTCCTCCGTGGTAAGGAGGCGGCCGAGGGTTCGAATCCCTCATCCAGCTTCGTACATCGCCCCGCACTACGCCCGCCTTTAGGTCCGATCCCTTCTGGCGGGCGTTTGCGTTCTACCTTGATTCTTTACCTGGAATCTGGTACGCTTCCCTAGTCCGAAAGTCATACCACGGAGGGGAGGAAATATGAATCCAACTGACCACCAGTACGGAAGCACGGTCCAGCAGCTTCACGACAGCGTCAACGCGCTGCCTCTGACCGGCACCGACTTCGCGCTGATCGCAACCGTCGCTGTCGCGATGATCGTCGCAGGAATCCTGCTTCGATGCGCCGTTGCCCGCTCGCGCAGCTAGGGCAGGCGCAAATCAGACTCAGCGTCGCCCTGCCGTGTCAGAATCACGCGCAGGCCGATGGTGAACGGGTCACGCTGGCTTCCGCCTTGGATCGCTGTGGCGGAAGTCAGCAAGTACCCGTCCTGAGCCGAGTTGAGGATGAACTTCCCGAGCGTCTCCGTGTCTGCCGGGTCTGACGGGACCGGGACCTCGATCATCCGGGTGTCCTTGATTTCGGCCTTGGTACTCATCGCTCACCAGCCTTTCGTCGGGCAGCCTCGTCTAGCTGCTCTTGGGTTGTCTCCGGGTACTCGCCGAGGATCACCGCGTCGAGCAGCAGCTTGAGGTTGACCGGCTTGTACTTGGTCTGCTCAAGCGACAGGTTGATGTGGTTGCGCAGGAACGGAACGAACTCGTCGCGGCTGTAGCCGTTGTTGTGGATGTGGCCGTGGATGCGAATGTCTCGCTGCGGGTGCATCTCACGGCCGTCGTCCTCAAGGGACCACGGGTAGTGGCTGAACGACACCAGCTTGGCCGCCGAGGACTCGTCGTTGGGCTTCGTCAGCGCCATGCCGGAGGCCGTGTTCGGAAACACCTTGATCGAGAACGGCCGCGTCAGCTTGAAGCCGCTGTCGCGGTAGAAGCTGTAGCGCTGCCGGTCGTGATTGCCGGCAATCAGCAGCTTGCGCGCGCCCGTGAGCTCGGGAGCGGTCAGGTTCTTGAACCGCGCGTTCGATCGGTAGCACAGGTCGCCAAGGTGAAGCACCGTCGCGTCGTCGGGTACCTCCTTGCGCCACTCTGCGATCATCACCTGCTCGTGGTCGAGCGGGCGGTGACAGAAGCCCACGATGTTGTCATGGCCAAAATGTGTGTCTGACACGAGCCATGTCGTCGCGGGGTCAATATCGTCTCTGATCTTCTCTGTGGCGCGACTCGGACGCGCCTTCTGTCGGCTCATTGAGCCTCCTTCCGTTGATTGCAAGCAGCGTACCACTTTGCGGCCTCCCACGAGCGGCGAGGACGTGTGATACAGTGTCGGGACTCGTCGGGTATCCGCCTGGGACGCGGAAGCGGGCTGTAAACTCGCTGCCTCTGGCTATGTGGTTCGATTCCTCTACCCGGCATACGGAAGGTGAACTCGCAAGGCGCGAGACCGGATTCGAAACCCGGAGGTCGCTTCGGCGGCAGGCGTTCGACTCGTCCTCCTTCCGCTCAAGTCGCGATGGCCGAGGGGCGAGGCGGCGGGCTGCAAACCCGTCCACGCAGGTTCGAATCCTGTTCGCGACTCTCGCTCGGGACTCGTCTAACGGCAGGACAGGTGGTTTTGGCCCACCGAATCAGGGTTCGAATCCTTGGTCCCGAATCTCGGAAGGTGAACTCGCAAGGCGCGAGGGCCGGTTGCTAGCCGGTGCGGTCCGCAAGGGCAGGCGTTCGAATCGTCCTCCTTCCGCTCACGGAGGGTGAACCCGCAAGGCGCGGGGACCGCCTGGAAAGCGTCTCGGCGGCTTCTGCCGCTGTGTTTCGAGTACACCGCCCTCCGCTCTAGTACCCTTAGCCTATGGCCAACAAGAACCACAAGGGATCGCCGCTCGAACACGTCCGCAACCTCTTCGAAAGCAAGGGGCTGGACGCTATCTGGAAGTGGGCATCGGACGGCAAGGGCGCCTCCGAGAAGGCCGACCGCTTCCGCATCCTCGAAATCTTCGCGCAGCGACGCCGCGACTCCGACGAAGGCTCCAAGATCGATTGGGGCAAGGTCCGCAAGGTCTACGCCGAGGAACGCGACAAGTGGATCAAGCGCGCCGAGCAGAACGCGCAGCCCGACTTCGAGACCACGCTCGGGCCGCCGCATTGGGGCGGAGCTCGTGACTTCTTCGACGCGATCATCTACCCGATCGCGCTCGACATGGGCATGTCGCCGGACTACGACGACAAGGAGACCGGCCACGCAGTCGGCGGCGACCACGACCCGAACGTCCGCAACGCCTTCGCCGAGGACTTCCCGACGTTCAGCGGCGCCAACTTCGCCAACGCGGTCGCCCGCAAGCTAGGCAAGGCGTCCGGCAGCGTCGGCACCTACGCCTTCATCTACTACAAGTGGAACAACATCACTTGGCGCGTCCAGATTCTTTGGGCGGTCGAGGGCCACTTCAACCACGTCCACATCGGCGCTCGCAGCACATGAACCTCGTCGGACTGATCGTCGTGCTGCTCTGCTTTTGCATCGGCTACGCGGTTGCCGGCATCATCGCGGCCTGCGTCCTAGCGCTGATCGCGCTGCTGTTCTTCCACGTCCGCTAATGCACGCCGGGACACCCGTGCGGGTGTGCCTTGCGGTACTGATGCTCCAAAGTCAGTTGTGCAATCTCGCGGACGCTCTCCTCGTCAAGTTCCGGATTCGCGTTCACGCTGATTGAGAACACCGGCGTCTTAGGTCGGCCGGTGTACGTACGCGCGATCCAGAGCGTCGAGCCGCGCCACGGGACCTTGTCGAGCGAGAAGTCCGGCCAGTTCGGCACCGGGTTGTACGGGACCTCCCTAGGGTCCGCCACGGATGCCCTCTCGGAAGCCCTGTACGAAGCCCTTGCCGCAGAAGATCGCAAACAGCACCCCTAGGATCACAAGCGCCACCAAGAACACGACGAGGGCCATGAACGCGAACATCCAGAAGGCGCCCGTGACGCAGATCAGGAACCCTAGGGCTAGTACCTCTTCCCATCCGTAGACGTTATCCACGAGCGCCCGCCTTCCGCGCGCGCTGTAGTTGCCACTCGCGCTCCAAGCGAACGCCGGAGGGCTGACAGACGACCTCGTCCAGCACGGCGGCGAGCGCCGCGCCGATTTCGCGACCCTGGAATCCCTCGGCGATCAGATCGTTGCCGTTGATTTCGAGGTCGCCGACGCCGCAGGGGACGCCGTCCGCCTGCGCGGCTGCGCGCACGCCTTCCAGATGCCCGACGACCTCAAGGTGGCCCGCGTTGGCCTTGCCCTTGCCGGTCAGGTCGCACATGCGCATCAGGTATAGGTCGCGCAGCATCGAGTCGCCCAAGCGCACGCGCTCGCGGCGGACCTTGACCGAGTTGACCTTGGCGACGCCGACCATGTGGTTCTGGATCAGCACCGAAACGTCGTCGGTGAGACGCTTCTCGGCGTTGAGGCGCTTGGCAGCGCGGCGCCAAATGTCCACGCCCGCGTCCTCGTGGTTGCGGGGCTTGCGCATGTCTGAGTCCAGTACGTTTCGGCCTGTGGCGACGATAGACGCCGCCCACTGAGCGTCGGAAGGCTCGTAGTAGTGCTTGCGGCCGTCCTTGCCGATCCACGCCGTCTCGGGCTTCGCCGAGTCGTGAAACAGCAGCGCCCACCGGACGCGCAGGGGCGCGTCAACGTGGGCCGCCGTTTCCAGCGCCGTGAAGGTGTGTTCGTCAGTGGTCAGGTCGTGGTAGCGCGAAGCCTGATTGAACCCGAGCATGGGTTCCAGTTCGGGTAGCACCACCGCCAGCACTCCGGAGTCGCGAGCGACTCGCAGCGCCTTCGCGGGACACTGGCCCATCAGCATCTTGCTCATTTCCTCGATCACGGTGCCGCTGACTCCGGCCGCCGTCAGGCCGGTGACCGCGTCCGCGTGCGCGCACATGAGCGCGTAGGTCTGCGCCTCCAACTCGTAGTCGAGCGTGGAGACGAAGCGCAGCGCGCGCAGGATGCGCAGGGGATCGTCGCGGAACGAGTCCGCGTGCGTGACCTTGACCCGGCGCCGCAGCAAGTCCTCGCGGCCGCCCAAGGGATCGATCAGTTCGGCCTCGGTGTCAGGCGACAGAGGGCCGTAGTACAGCGCGTTGAAGGTGAAGTCGCGGCGCTCCGCGTCCTCGCTCAGTTCGAGCGTGGGCTGCAAGACGATTTCGAAGTCGCGGTGGCCGGGTCCGGTGCTGACCTCGGTGCGGGGCAGCACGATTTCAACCAGCCCGAGGCCGCGCCCGCCGACGCGCCAACCGGCGTGGCGACCGTCGCGCAGCTTGAGGGGCGAGACCGAGAACTTCTCGATCCGAGCCTCGCAGCCGTAGGCCATCAGACGCCGGTAAATGTCGTCCAGCGTCGCGTTGCGGATCATGTAGTCGCAGTCCTTGGTCTTGCGGCCCAAAACGTCGTCGCGAACCGAGCCGCCGACGCGGTAGGCTTCGAGGCCAAGGGTGCGGATGAAGCTGTCGGTTCGTTCGGTTGCTGCCATGGAGGAAACGTACCACATCGGCGTCTGGCTGTCAAGCCGGTAGCCTGTAGGCATGGCACTAGCAAACGATTCTGTCCTCGTAACGCCCGGAAGCGGCGCCACGATCGCTACGCAGCTAGCGAACTCCAAGGAGCATCAGGTCACGATGCAGGCCGACGCCTCCGGCCACATCCTCGGCTCCAAGCCGCAGTACCACTACACCATCGCCTCGCAGGTTCACGTAGCCTCGGCGAACTCCGTCCATTGGGACATGTACAACGCCGACGCGAGCGCGATTGTTCGTGTACTGTCGATCCGCCAGATTCCGAACATCACGACCGCCGTGACCGGCATCGTCTTCGATTGGCTGCTTGAGCGCACGACTTCTGCCGGCACCGGAGGCACGGCGCAGACTGCATGGCTTGCAGACCTCAGCGACACGGCGCTCGACGCCGACATTACCTGCCGCTCGAAGCCGACCGGCGCTGCCGCGCAGTCCACCGACTTGCGCAGCTACTCGCTGTCGTCGGAAGAGACCAACGCGGGAACGATCCAAATTGCCTCGCAGGGCGGTCTCGAGCTCGTGCCGCCGCTGCTCGACGGGACCTCCGACCAGCGAGGAAAGGGGATCGTCCTGCGCCAGAATCAGGGCATCCGCTGCGTCCAGGTCACCAACTCGAACGCGGGCAACACGGGCTGGTTGATCGGCTTCTCCGTGGAGTAGGCCATGAGCCTGCTCCTTCTATTCGGTCAAGGGAGCACCTCTCCCTTCCAGTCGTTCGTTGAGGGTACCCTTGCGCCGCAGCATTGGGTGCGTCTCGGTGAGCCTTCGGGGACCGTCGCCGAGGATCGCGGCAGCATGCCGCAGAACGCTACCTACGTCAACACCCCGACGATGGATGTGACCGGCGCGGTCCAGAGCGCGGGCGGCAACGATGGCGCGGTCACCCTTAACGGGACCAATGAGTACCTGACGACCCCGTGGACGATTCCGGCCGGATCGGTGCGCACCTTCATTTGGGCGGTCAAGCGCACCAGCAACTCGGGCTACGACCCTATCTTCGGGTCCTATCAGGCGAGCCTTGACATTGTCTATGCGCCGGTCTCGGGTCCGGAGCAGCTTTGGATTTTCGGGATCGACGGCAGCAACGCGATGCCATGCGATTGTGCTTTCCCGCTCACGGACGGCAACTGGCATACGCAGGTTCTTGTTATCGATCAGCCGGGCGACACGGCTGAGTTGTGGACTGACGGGGTCACTACCGGAGCGCAGCCCTCCGGGTCTGCCGACTTGACCGGCTCGACCGCTCCGATCGCGCTCGGTCACGACCTCAGCGGCGGCGAGTATCACGCCGGATCACTGGACGAAGTGATGATCCTAGACCGCAGGATCACCGCTGCCGAGATTGCGCAGTTTCAGGCGCATTTCGAAACGGGGCTTGCGGCGGAGGCGTTGGCTGACGCGCCCAACGCCTACTACGGGATGGGGTCCGCTGCGGCTGGTTGGGACTTCTCTGGAAACGGTGCGCACATTGACTACACGAGTGGCACCCCCACAGCCTCGGCGTCGCTTGTTGCTGGCGGAGTCGAAAGCGGTGCGCAGCACCTTGACGCAGGCGATTTGTGGGGTACTGACGACCCGGCGCATGAAGTCGGAGACTCCTTCACCTACGAGTGCGTAGTCAAGCCGGGCCTAGTTGCCGGTCCAGATGCCTCGCGACGACTAATGAGCAGCTTGTCCGGCTCCGGACCCGACCTCAACTTCTATTGGGACTTCGGCGAGGAGATGTACATTCTTACTCTGAACAAGATGGACATTTCCGAGGTCGTCTCGTCGGCCCCGCTGGTTGCAGAGCTACAGACCGTCATTGTTGCCTGCACCAAGGACGGTGCGACGACAAAGCTGTACATCAACGGCGACGACGTTACCGGGTCGGTAACGAACGCGACGATGGCGAGTTCTGAGCAGTTCTTGATCGGGGACTTCGGCGACGTGCCGATTGACATTGACGAAGTCGTTGTCTACGATTACGCGCTCTCCCCGGCGAGGGTCCTTGCCCACGCGACAGCCGCTAACCTCACGGACAGCACGCCGCCCGTCGCGACGCTACTGACTGGACCGAGCGCAACGCGCATTAGTACGCAAGCTGGAAAGGACTCTACCGACGTGACCTTCGAGATGAACGAGGCCGTCCAAGCCTACAAGGTGAAGCTGGTCCCGGCCTCGGGCAGCCCGCACACCGCCGGCACTCAGATCGAGGCGGGTGGTGCCAAGGCAGCAGGTGAGGACGTAAGCATCACACTCACCGACGACGAGCTCGTAGCGGCCGGGGCAACCGAAGGAAACCTAGTGGTCAAGCTGTTCGGGCAGGACTTGGCCGGGAACTGGTCGAGCTAGGCGCTATCCTGACCTAATGGCCTCGCACTTCAACCTCGTCCTCGACACCACCGCGCCCGGTGGTGTCACAATCTCGCTAGCCGCTGGCGCTTCGCACACCGCTGTCCGCGCGATCACCGCCACGATCGCCACTTCGGACGGCGACACGACCGGCTACCAGATGAAGATTTACGGTGACGTTGACGACACCGTGAACGCGAACATTCAGCCGACCGAAGGCGCGTCGTCCTGGATTTCGTTCAACACTTCGCAGGCTGTCACCCTCTCGACGGGCGACGGCTCCAAGACGGTCAACGTCAAGGTACGCGACGACGTTTACAACGCCTCCGGCGCATCGAGCGACTCGATCACGCTCGACACCACCGTCCCGGTTCTCACGATCACCGGACCGGACGTTTCCAAGGTCTCCAAGCAGACCGGCAAGCGCACCGCCTCGTTCAGCTTCTCGCCGGACACGGCGCTGACCGCCTACAAGGTCAAGGTCGTCCCGAACTCCGGCTCGCTAGAGAGCGCTGGAACTCAGATTCCGACGACCGCTGGCTCGACCAACATGAGCGGCGGCGCGGTGTCTGCGGCCGGTACGGTCAACTGCACCATCGACGGCGCCGACCTCGAAACGGCGTCCTCGGGCGACGGCTCCAAGGTCGTCAAGGTATTCGGACAGGAAGCCTCGGGCAGTTGGTCGGTGTAAGCTAAGAGGGCTATGCCCTCCGCGTTTACGCTCACCCTTGACACTCACGCGCCCGCACTCTGGCTCGGACAGCCCGTGCTGCTCGGCGGGATGCTGCGGATTCCGTACGCAGTCGATGAGCCGTCGATCACCGAAGTCTTTGCCAACGCAAGCGGCTCCGGCGACCCGATCGAGGGGACGGTCAACGCAGAGTTTCTACTCTTCGACCTCGGCGGTGGAGAGTTTCCTGCCGGCACCGTCCACGTCAGCGTCCGCGACGAAGTCGGCAACGAGCTCGACTACAGTAGGCCCGTCTCGTTCTCGACCGTCGTTTTCCACGACGTAACGACGAAGATCGTGGACCCTCCGTCCGGCGCGATCCGGCCGCGCTACTACACTGGCGCGGTCGAACACAACGACCCGGTTCCGTCCGATGAGAAGTGGGGCGCACCGCCGAATCGGCGTGGCTTCCGGTAGCCTACAGGTATGTCTTGGATTCGCCACAACTGGCTCGCCCTCGTCGTTCTCGTAGCGATCGTCGGCTCGTTTTTTGTCGCGCGCGCTGACTCGATCCAGCGTGACGCCGATCAGGCGGACGCGCTGATCGAGGGCTGCGTCAGTTCCAACACCGCGCGCGCCTTGGTAGCCGCCTTCCAGCACCGCACGGCAGATGCTCGGCGATCGACAGGTGATATTGGGATTGCAAACGACTACGATGCGTTCGCGCGAGGTCAAGAGAGCAACCTAATCGCGGCCAAGTACACCGACGATCCTAGCGCCGCTGCTCAGGTGATTGTTCGCGAGGATGAAAACGGACAACTCGCCGTCGAACTGACACCGGAGTCCGAAGCGCTAATCAGCGAAAGCTGCGCGAAGTTCTACGGCTAAGCCCATGGACTTTCTACGGCGAAACGCCATGACTCTCATTGTGCTTGGCGCGATCGCCGCCTCGTTTTTCGTGGGGCGCTACGAAGCTGATCGGGCTGACGAACGCGCGCTTGCAGCCAACCTAGCCTCGTGTATGCGCGAGAACTCTCGCTCGGCGATCGGGTCGGCATGGCAGCACGAACTCGCCGACTTCGCGAACAACGCGGCAGAGCGCGAGCAGGTAATTCCGCTAGAGCAGCTTGTGCGCGGAAGCGAAGCCTACCTCTCGATCGCCAACTACATCGAGGACCCGACCGCTGCTGTCCAGACCCGCACGGTTCTACTCGACAACGGGACCGTGGCGCGCGTTCTGACGGAGCGATCCTCGGCGTTGATTCAGGAAGGATGCGAAAGGTCGTACGGCGCCTCGCCGGGTACCGCCGTGCCGCTCCCTCTCCCCGTAGCTGAAACAATTTCGCCTGCGGGAGCGCAAACGCGCGACGCTCCGTAGCCCCGCTTGCAAACGTCAGCGGAGTGTGATACAGTTCCACTCCGGTTGAGCAACGGGTCGCGCCCCGCGCTCGATCGATTCTCTCTCTCTCTGCTTGGTGGGGTAATGGCAGCCCAATCGGTTCTGGCCCGATCAGTCTAGGTTCGAATCCTAGCCGAGCAGCTTCTCTGGTCCGTAGTTCAGTGGCAGAACGCCTCGCTGTTAACGAGGATGCCGCAGGTTCGAATCCTGCCGGACCAGCTTCATCAAGGCGTAGGCCAGTCTGGTAGGTCGCTCCCCTCGGGAGGGAGAAGTCGAAGGTTCGAATCCTTCCGTCTTGACTCACGGAGACGTAGCTCAGTTGGTTAGAGTGCTTCCCTGTCACGGAAGAAGTCGCGGGTTCGAGTCCCGTCGTTTCCGCTCACGCCGCGTTCGTCCAGTGGTTAGGATGCCGCCCTCTCAAGGCGGAGGCACGAGTTCGACTCTCGTACGCGGTACTCAAGGCGCTGTGGTCTAATGGTCATGATGCCGGCCTTTCAAGCCGGACGATGCGAGTTCGAATCTCGTCGGCGCTTCTCCCGTCGCTGTAGCTCAGTTGGACAGAGTGCCTCCCTGCGAAGGAGGAAGTCGAAGGTTCGAGTCCTTCCAGTGACGCTCCGGGGCTAAGGTCATGGCGACCAAGCGGATTCCAAACCCGCAGGCCGGTGTTCGATTCATCGTAGCCCCGCTTCGCGTCTCTGGCGGAATTGGTATACGCGCACGGTTTAGGCCCGTGTGTCTTACGACATGAGGGTTCGACTCCCTCGGGACGCACTTCACGCCTCTTTGGCTCAGTGGACGGAGCGCGCGGTTTCGGCCCGCGAGGTCCCGGGTTCGAATCCTGGAAGGGGCGCTTCACGGTGTAGGTAGCTCAACAGGCAGAGCTCTCGGTTGTGGTCCGAGCGGTTGCGGGTTCGATTCCCGTCCTACACCCTCATCGGGGCATGGCGCAGTCTGGTAGCGCTCTGGCATGGGAGTCCAGAGGTCGCAGGTTCGAATCCTGCTGTCCCGACTTCCGATCCGTGGTGGAACTGGTATACACGTCGTCTTGAGGAGGCGGTGCTTCACGGCATGAGGGTTCGACTCCCTCCGGATCGACTTCGCCTCTGTGTTGGAATAGGCAGACTCGGCCGTTTCAAAAGCGGCTGCTCGACAGAGCGTGCAGGTTCGAATCCTGTCAGAGGCATCATCGCTGCGTAGCTCAGAGGCAGAGCAGGGCTTTCATACGGCTTGTGCCGGAGGTTCGATTCCTCCCGTAGCGACTTCGTCCTCGAAGGCGGAACTCTTCTGGCCTCCTAAGCCGTGAGACGCAGGTTCGAATCCTGCCGGGGACTTGCGGAGTAGAGAAGTGGCTATCTCGCTGTCCTCATAAGTCAGAGAACGCTAGGTTCGAATCCTGCCTCCGCCATGCTTGTGTTCCTTCCTGTGGCAATTAGCGCAGAGGACGACACACTTATCGAGCTCCGCTTGCAGCTTCTCCCGGCCGAACGTTCTATGGACGGCCTCGGGGATGTTGAACAGCTTTGGCCCCTTGACGTGGTGAAAGTCAAGGCAGCAGGGGTCCTGTTCGTCGCAGCGGGTGCATCCGTGCGAAAGAATCTCGTCTAGCCGAACGCGGACCGCAGCACGGCGCTTTCGATGGTACTCATCGATGTATTCCTTGCGCTTTCCCGTGTAACGACTCGCCATGTGGTTATGTTAGCAGTCATAGCGCATCGCGTCAGCCTAATCTGGTACGATTACCTTGTCTCAGGCGGCTAGGGGAAGGCGACCGAGACGCACGAGAGGCGTCACCTTCGGGTGGCGCCTTTCGCATTTCTACGGGTTGATCTTCGTCCAGAAGTCGTCGCGCGGCTCGTACAACTCGGTCAGCGCCGAGACGTTGTAGACACGCTTGCCGGCAAGCCAGTGGCGGCCGTGCGCCTCGTGGATGTGGCCGCAGACCGTGATCGAAGGCTGCGCAAGCCGGATCGCCGAGGCTAGGTGCTTGTCGCCGACGTGGCCGCCGCCGAAGTTTCCGTACTTGTTACGCTGCTTCTCGGAGGTCGGGATGTAGTCGCCCGCGCGGTACGGCGGCCCGTGGCTCATCAGAATGTCGATGCCGGACGTGATCGCCTGCCCGCGAAGTTCGAGCGCCTCGTCGCTGGCGTAGAACGCCCACCGGGGCAGCCCCGGAACCCACGGAGTACCGTAGATGCGCAGGCCGTCATGCTCGGTCTCGGTGTCCTGCAACAGCGTCCACGGCAAGTCGGGGATCAGGTTCGGATGCTCGCCGACGAAGTCGTGGTTGCCCCAAATCGCGATCGTCGGCAGGCTTAGCCGCTCTAGCCATCCCCGGAACTCGTGGTCAAGCCAGTCGGCCTGCTCAGTCGAGCCGGACGTGACGGCGCCCATCGGGTTAGACGAGACGTTGCGCAGGAAGTCAGGGCAAATGTCGCCGACCAGCAGGATCGCCGAGGCGTCGGCCGGAGGATCGACAAGCTGCCCGTGAAGGTCAGCGGCCGCGTAAATCACGGCCTACCGCCAGCGCCCGCGAATGTCCTTGGTCCCGCCCTTGGTCGAGCGAATGACGAGGACCGAGATGAGGACTACGGCGCAGATCGCGCCAACGATGAGAAAGTCAATCGGTGTCATGTGATTCTCCTTCGATGATCGAGACGAACCGGGACATGTCAGCGTCGAAGTAGTTAGGTCCCTTCGTCGGCTTCGTTCCAGGTCCGGCAGGTGTCTTGGACATGTTGGAACGGTGAACCTCGTCGTAGGCCGCTTCAAAGGGTAGTCCTAGCGCGATCGCCGTTCCTTCGACAACGTAGCACAGATCGATGGTCTCCTTCAAGACCTTCTGCATAAGTTCGACGCACCGGACCGGGTCGTCGGCGTAGCAGAGCGCCTGTAGCTCGGCCATCAGTTCCTCGTACTCTTCGCGGATCAGGCGGCCGCGAAAGCGCACGAGCTCGGGGTCGGGGACGAGCGGCGGCATCGGCGGGGCCGGGTGGCCGTAGCGCTCGTGGAACTTCTTGACCCTACTCATCGGCGAGCCTGCTCACCTTGTAGCGCCGATCGGCGGGCAAGTACAGGCAGTCTCCGTTCGCGCTCCTGAGTACGAGGAACGCGCCTTCGGTGTAGACGGCCTTCGCCGTGTACTCGGCGTACCAGCGCTTCGGGCCGCCCGCCTTCGCGTAGTAGACCTCGACGCTGTAGATCAGCGACCCCCGGGTCGCGAGTGACGCACGCGCCGCGCGCGCTTGCGCTGCGTCAGCTTCTTCGGGCGGCTCGCCTTGCGAATCGCGGCAGCCCGGACGCGCGCCTTCTTCTTCGCGCTCGGCTTCGGCAGATTCCTAGGACCCCTATCGCTCCGAGGTTCGCCCGGCTGCTCGCCGAGGAAGGTGTCGATCTTGGAGAGAGCGTCGCTCGGCATCCTAGGGCTTCTTCATCTTGAATAGCTTGCGGCGCTCGCGCTGGATGCGCTCGGAGGCGTCGCGAATCTTCTGCCGGTTGCGCTCGGCCACGCCGGTCTGCGGGCCGTAGGGGAAGCGTCCGATTTCGGTGCGCAGAGGGGCCATGGCCTCCTTGAGGCGCATCAGCGCGAGGTCAATGTCGATCTTGCGCTGGTTGGACTGCTTGTTGGTCCGCCGCGCATGCGTCTGGCGCACCGCCTGCGCGAACACGACCGCCGCGTCGGCGTTCTCGATCAGTCCGTCAGCGAGGGTCGCCGGCACTACGCGCTCCGCCAGAAGTGGAACACGCAGCAGCCGCGAACGATCGCGGGGAAGTTGCAGCGCGGCCTTGAGCAGCGCGAGAGGTCTGTCGGCTCAATCAGAATCGGCATGAACGGAATCGTACCACATCGAGTCGCGCCATGTGCGTCTCGAAGGGGCCAAAAAGACGATGAAGTGGTACGAATGTGGGGGTCACTACTTGGCTTAAACACTGGCGATTTCGCACGTCACCCCGTTACTCCCTATGTTAGGGAGTACGGGGTCGGCGACATGGCCTGCCGGACGCTCAAATCCAAGGCGGTTGCAAACGTACCACCGGGCGGCTTGTGCGGTAGCCTACCTATCATGGACTTCGACTTCTCTCGCGTTCTCGCGCGCCAAGTAGAGGGCAAGGCTTTGCCCGCCCACCCCGCCTTCATGTCTCGCGGGCCGATCGCCACGTACCAGCCCGGTCGCGGAAGCCGCGACCAAGCGCTCATCTCTCAGCGCGAAGCGTCGCGCCACGCCGAGGCGTACGGCGGCGATCAAGCGATCGATTGGGTCTACGACTCGATCGGCCTCTACTCCGATCCCGTCTCGACCGCGCCCTACACGCTAGAGCGCCCGGACGGCACCAAGCTGGTCCGCACCAAGACGGACGGAACCCCGCCCGAGTACAAGGTCGGCCCGGCTGAACTTTACAAGCTGCTTGACAAGCCGAACCCGTACATGCTCTACGACGAGTTCATGGCGCTGCTCGTGATCGATCTGCTGCTCGTCGGCAACCACTACTGGTTCAAGTGGAACTGGAACACGCCTGCGGCCGCGCTGTATCGCCTCGCGCCCTCGCACGTCAAGATCAAGCCGGGACCCTACGGGCCGGAGGGCTACGAGTACCAGCCGCCGGGCGCGCCGCGACCGCTCAAGATCAAGCCCGAGAACATCGTTCACTTCCGCCGTCCCAACCCGCACAGCCAGTGGTACGGCCTCGGCGTAATCCAGGGAGCGGGCCGTTCGATGGACTTGGAGTTGGCGATCACCGACACCATGGCCTCCTACTACGAGAACAAGGCCGACCCGAGCCTGATCGTCCAGTCCGAGCGCCGCGTCCCGCGCGACGTGTTCAATAAGCTGCGCGCTCAGCTTCGCGCCCGCGTCTCCGGCTCGCCGAACGCCGGTGAGTTGCTCGTCCTCGAAGCGGGCCTCAAGGCATCGAGCCTTTCGACCTCCGCCTCGGACGCGCTGTTCGATCGCCTCGGCAAGATGAGCCGCGACCGCGTGCTGACCAAGTTCCGCGCCTCGCCGCTGCTGTTCGGCCTCATGGACGAGTCCTCCGGCTCGAACAAGGTCTCCGACGCTCGCCGCGAGTTCGACAACTACACCCTGCGGCCGTTCATGGAGAAGGTCGCCCGTCAGGTCACCGCCGCAGTCACCGAGGACTTCAACTGCGTCTACAAGATCGCCCACCGCCAGATTCTTCCGCCGGAGGAAGCGATCAAGGTCGGCGAGTCGGTCGCCAAGATGCCGGGCGCCAAGGTCCGCGAGGTCCGTCGCCAGTACGAGCAGTTCGGGATCGAGGAGTCCACCGGCGACCCCGAAATCGACAACCTCGTAATCAACGTCCCGGGCGAGGAGCTCGATGAGGACGGCATGAACGGCCTCGCCGACCAGCCCCTCAGCACCGAGCCGGGGCGCCCGCCGCTGGTCAAGAACACCGCCGCCTTCGGCGTCGCCAACGCGAAGGTCCGCGAACCCGCCGAGGGCAAGGCGTTCGACCTCGCCGCGATCGAGTCCCGCCTCGACGGGCTGGTCGAGGGCAAGGCGTCGCAGCCGCTACCGAGCGAGGAACGTCCGCCCGACAACTTCGCCGCCGCGCGCAAGACCGACATTGACGGCATCGCGCTGACGATCGCCGCTGAACTTCGCGACGCGACCTCCGCGCTTGAGCGCGAGCTACTCGACCACGTCGAGGGCAAGGCGCTCAAGTCGTCGGACCTCGTCAGTCGCATCAAGCGGTCGCCGGCATGGACCGCCTTCAAGGCGAAGGTCACGTCGATCCTCGAAGAGGGCGCGCGCCGAGGCGCCGCCTCCGGCGTGATGCACTCGGGCCTCGCTCCGGAAGAGGACATTGACTACGACGACATTGTCAAGTCGGTAGTCCACCGCCCGGACGGCGTGCGAGGCATCATCGCCACGCTGCGCGAGCGCGTCGTCAACCGAATCAAGGAGGCCCGCGCCGCCAACGGTGAGCGCCACGACTTCGAGGCCGCCGTCCGCGACGTGATCGCGGAGTGGGGCAACTCGCAGGCCACCACGATCGCAGACACCGAGGTCGTCCACGCCTACAACGAGGCCACTCTGACCGCCGCCGAGGTCAGCGGCGTCAAGCGCGTGTTCGTCACGGACGGAGACGACCACGACGAGCCGTGCATCGAGGCCAACGGTCAGGTGTGGGAGATTGCCCACGCCCGCACCAACCGCCTAGAGCATCCCCGATGCCGCCGGGCGTTCTTGCCGCTGACCACCGAGACGGTATCCTAGCCTCATGAACGAGTGCTGCGGAAACTGCACCATCTGCCCCTACGGCGTAGAGGTCACCGCCCCTGCCTTCACGATCCACAACGTCACCGTAGGCCGCAAGAAGCGCAAGCGCAAGCCGGGCGCAGGCTCGGCAGTCGGCGTGCGGTCGCACACCCGCACCCCGCGCGGACCCAACCGAGGCAAGAAGAAGGTCCGGGTTGACGGCTACAAGCGTGGAAAGTCGAAGCGCAAGCGACGCCGTCGCTGATCTGGTACGGTTCCTCTCCCCTATGGAAGGAGCCGCTGCGTGAACTACACCCGGGAAGAGTTCTTCGACCTGATGGAAGAGGCCGAAGCGCAGGGTAGCCTGCATCTCGAAACCGAGTGCCGCCCGGTGACCTACGTGTTCGAGGTCGAGGGCAAGGAGCGTCCTGTAACGCTCAAGGGCTGTGGAAACGCGACGCTGTTCGATGTACCCTATGAGAGCGACGTAGGAATTGTCGGCACCCACATGGTCAACGTCTGCGCGGTAGACGACAGCATGGGAAGGTGGCCACGGTTCGGCGGAGACCGATTTGCCCGAGTAGAAGAGGAAGAGTAATGCTGGAAATCACATCACGAGACACACTGGACACGACCGTCGTGACGGGCGAGTTTGTCGAGTTCATTCAGGATTTGAACCTTGCAGCGGCGCAGGGCAAGCAGTTCGTGGTCGCCACCGAGGTTCGCGACTCCGAGACGCAGCCGGTGGCTCTCGAAACCCGCAACATCACCCGCATCCGGGTACTGGACGGGATCGAAGATGCCTTCGTCGGTCGCTAGCACCCTACTGCTGTTTGCCGTCGTGCTGGCGCTCGCCTCCGCGCCCACCGCTGCGATCATCGTCGGCGCGGTCGCCGTCGTGGTCGAAGTCGCGATTTCGCTTTCTGCTGGTCTAGCGTCGCCCTAGCCATGCACGCCGAACACGACGCGCGGCTGGCCGAGTTCGAGCGCTGGCGCAAGAGTTGGGTTCGCCGCGCAATCTTCGGCTACGGAGTGATCCTAGTCGCCGGACTAATCGGCATGTGCATCGTCGCCAACGTGGCGCAGAACAGCAACGAACTGTCTCAGCGCGTCGAGGCCCGATCGCACGACTTCTGCGAGGCCACCAAGATCACCCGCAACGCTGCCCGCTCAAACGCGCAGTTGGCGAATGACGGCCTGCGCTCGATCAGCCCGGCCGTCCCGCCGAGCGCGGCGACGCGCGAAGTGATTGCCGCCCGTCAGGAACTCCGTCGAGACCTCGAAACGGTCAACTGCGATCGGTATTTCAGGGACGAAGCCAAGTGATTGTCGCACGTTGCATCCTTTCGCTTCCTAGGCGTGCCGCAGGCGCAACGTGGGGCGTCGTTCTTGATATGCTGCTCGGACCCGCAGAGGACTTCGAGTACGTCAGCACGACCTCCCCTGAGAAGCCGCCGACTATCTCATAGCCCACAGATCGCGGGGCCGTAAACCAAGCCTATCCAGGAGGACACTTCCTTGTCTCGTATCGCCCCGTTTGAAACTGATTTTGCCCACTCCGTCGCGAGCCACAAGTACATGGCTCCGAACGGCGAGAAGCGGTGGGCCGAGACGGCGAAGCGAGTCGCCCACCACCCAATGCAGGCGGTGCGCGGGCGCGGCGTCAGCCTGCCCGGACTGACCGAGGAAATCCACGAGCTCGTCCGCGACCGCAAGTTCATCCCCGGCGGCCGCTACCTCTACGCGACCGGCAACGACTTCCATCAGGTGCAGAACTGCCTCCTGCTTGAGTGCGAGGACTCGCGCGAGGGTTGGGCCAACCTAAGCTGGCGCTCCGAAATGTCGCTGCTGACCGGCGCCGGCATCGGCGTGTATTGGGGCAAGGTGCGCCCCAACGGGTCTAGCGTCAAGCGGACGGGCGGCACCGCCTCCGGTCCGGTACCGAAGATGATCCAGATTAACGAGACGGGCCGCGCGGCCGTACAGGGCGGCGACCGTCGCTCGGCGATTTGGGGTGGCCTGCTGTGGTCTCACGGCGACATTTTCTGGTTCAACCGCGTCAAGGACTGGCCGCAGTACATCAAGGACGCCAAGGCCAAGGACCCTAGCGTCCCGGCGCCGTGCGACATGACGAATATCTCCGTCTGCCTAGACGACGACTTCTTCGCCGCGTTCGAGAACCCGAACTTCAAGGGGCCGATCGTGGACTCGCGAGGCATCCACCAGATGTGCGCCCCGGACGGCCGGACGTGGCACGAGTGGGCGCAGGCCGTGTATTGGGACGCTGTCGATCGCATGACGCAGCACGGCGAGCCTGGATTCTCGATTGACCTCGGGGATCAGAGGGATGAGAAGCTGCGCAACGCCTGCACCGAGATTGTCTCGGCCGACGACTCCGACATTTGCAACCTCGGCGGCCTCGTGCTGTCGCGCTTCGACAGCCCGGCCGAGTTCGAGAAGGCGGTTCGGCTCGGCGTCCTGTTCCTGACGGCCGGGACCGAGTACAGCCACGTTCCGTACGACCGCGTCGCTGAGATTCGCGACAAGAACCGCCGCCTCGGCCTCGACATGCTCGGCGTCCACGAGTTCTTGCTCAAGCGCGGCATCGGCTACGGCACCGACGACGCCTTCGAGGCGCTGGACCCGTACATGGCCGCCTACGATCGCGCGCTCGAATACGCGAACGAGTGGCAGGCCAAGATGGGACTCAGCCCGTCGATCGCCGCGACCTCGGGCGCCCCGACCGGCACGCGCGGAGTGATTGCGGAGACAACTACCGGGTGGGAGCCGGTGACCTACGCTGCCTACAAGCGCGACGTAATCACGTCCAAGGCGCACTCCGCCGACGAACGCACGTCGCACTACATCGTGGACCCGACCGTCGAGCGGCTGATCCGCGACGGCTACATCCTGCCCACCGACGAGGTAGAGGACTCCGCCTCGCTCGCGCTCGACTACGAGCGCCGGTTCAAGATGCAGGCGTACGCTCAGTCTCACACCGACCAAGCGATCAGCATGACGATCAACCTCCCGCACGTAATGACCGACGCAGCCGAGCGCCGGACGTTCGGCGACACGCTCTACAAGTACCTGCCGAGCCTGCGCGGGATCACGGTCTACCCGGACGGCGCGATCGCGGGTCAGCCGATCACCCGTGTCCCGCTCGCCGAGGCGATGGGACACGATCACCTGATCGAAGAGACCGAAGAGAAGTGCGCATCGGGGTCCTGCGGCCTCTAGAGTCACTCGCGTCCGTACCATTCCGTATGTGAGTCTTGTTCCCGCAGAGAACTTCGTTCAGCCGGTCGCCGACAACGACGACCTCTTCGCCTTCGCGATTCCGATGGAGTCGAAGGCGCTCGACGGTGAGGCCGTTGTCGAAGAGGACAACGGCGACCTGACGATTCAGGGCTACGCCGCTGTTTGGGAGGGTGACGACCGCGAGGGCGAGAACTTCGTCCCGGGCGCCTTCACCCGCGCAGCCAAGTCTTTCCTCGAAGCGCATCCGTCGCTTTGCTTCCACCACAAGCGCGACCACGTACTCGGCCGCGTCACCGAACTCGAAGAGGACGGTAAGGGTCTGCGCATGAAGGCCCGCGTCGATGGTGCGATCAAGAAGCACCCCGTACTCGGCACCTACTACGAGCAGATCAAGAACGGCACCCTCAACGGTCTATCGGTCGGCGGCTTCTTCAAGCGCGCGATGATCGAGGGCAAGCGTAAGATCGCCGACATGGATTTCACCGAGATTTCGGTAACAGGCGTACCCGTACACACCGGCCCTTCCTTCTCCGTAGTTGCCGGCAAGGCACTACTGGACGACGTTGAGGTACCTACGGTACCTGCCGTCGAAGGAGAGGTCCGAGAGTCTGACGTTGAGGCTGTTGCCTTCGTAGTTGGCGAACTCAACACACTCTTCGATCGCATCGAAGAGGCGGCCAAGAAGCGCCGCGCCCCGGTAAACGAACCTGACCCCGTCAGCGGCGACTAGTCGCTGTCACAACGCCCGCTAATTTAGGAGGCACGATGAAGGACCTGGAAGCAATCACCGCTGAGCTCTCGCCGCTCGAAGAGAAGGCCAACGCCGTTCTCGCCGAAGTGGAAGAGGGAACCAAGTCTGCGCAGGAGGCCAAGGCACTAGTCGAGGAACTCCGCCCGCAGATCGAGACGCTGACCGTCGAGCGCGAGCGCGCACTCGAAGCGAAGGCGATCGAGGACATGAAGGGTGAACTCGGAACGCTCAAGTCCACCATCGAAGACCTACGCAAGCCCTCCGGTGAGTTCGTCCTAGAGACGGACGACGAGGGCAAGGCCGTCAACGCCGAAGAGGACCCCTACGGCGACGGCAAGCTGTCCGTGTTCCAGGACATTCGCCTCGCCAACAAGGGTGACGCGGACGCTCGTGAGCGCCTGACCAAGGGCTTCGAGGGTCTCGACTCCGAGGGCAAGGCCATGACGGAAGGCACGCAGGCTCAGGGTGGCTATCTAGTCCGCCCGCAGGTCGAGCGTCAGATCGTGGAGGCTCGCGAACTGGACAACGTCCTTCGCAACCTCTGCTCGAAGCTGAACGTCACCACCAACTCGATCCAGCTAGACCAGCTTGGCTTGACCACGACCGCCGGATGGGTCGCGGAACTCGCCGAGAAGCCCGAGACCACGGGCATGACGCTAGCAACCGTCACCGCTTCGGTGTTCACGGCTGCCGGCCTCGCAACGGTCTCCAACCAGCTACTCGCTGACTCCAACCCCGCCGTAGACGGACTCGTCACGGCAGACCTCGCGAAGCGCCTCGTAGCGCTCGAAGAGGCGGCGTTCATCGCCGGAACGGGTACCGGTCAGCCCCTAGGCATCCTGAACACCCCGGGCATCGGCGCAACCGCGCTGACCAGCACGGACGTTCTCGACCTACTGGACGCAATCCTCGACGCAATCGCGGACGTGGAGACGGATCACGGCGCACCGAGCGCGATCCTGATGCACCCCCGCACTTGGACTCGCATCCTCAAGTCGCGTGACGCGCAGGACGCCTTCTACATCAACCCGGCCGGTGGCCCGCAGGACCCCCGCACCGGACTCCGTGGCCCGGTCAAGTCCCTTTGGGGCTACCCGGTAGTCACTTCGAACCGCATCCCGACCAACCTCGGTGGCGGCACGAACGAGTCCCGGGTCGTCGTAGGCGACTTCCGCGAGGCACTCATCCTCGACCGTCAGGGAATCACGGTTGACGAGTCCCGCCACGTCTACTTCACCACCAACCAGACCGTATTCCGCGCAGAGCAGCGCGTCGGATTCACGGCAGCCCGCACCCCGGCAGCGTTCAACGTCGTCGGCGGCGCAGGACTGGCCAACGGCTAAGCGAGAGGACTGAACGACATGGCAGAAAAGAAGGCAGAGAAGAAGGACGCGAAGGTCGAGACCTTCGAGGGTCCCGTCTCCGAGGCTCCCGTCGAGGCACCGCAGGGTGCCGAGGCATCCGCCCCGGACGCTGGCGAGCCTCGCGAGCCTCAGGCAGTCGTCAATCAGGGCGAGGTTCCCGCACAGGTCCGCGCCGAGCGCAAGCCCGACTCCGATGTGGTCAAGGTCAGCGAGACTCACGTAACGCTGGACGAGGTCATTACCGACCCGAGCTCCCCGCTCGCGGTGCAGGTACCGGAGGCCGCTGAGGACGAGGGCGCACTTCCGATCCACGCTCTCGCGAAGCCCCGCCCCGAGGACGTTTTCTCGGACGAGGCTTCCAAGTCCGACAAGAAGTAACCCCAACCCTTCCTACACCCAACCCACGCTGATGAGAGCGCCCTCCGGGGCGCTTT